ATCTTTGTAAATCATGAAATTCTAGGAGAAAAATTATGTTAAATTCGGTCTGCCTTGTAGGAAGAACAACCAAAGACCCAGAGCTACGCTACACGCCCAGCAATGTCGCAGTAGCTACATTCAGCCTAGCTGTTAACCGCAATTTCAAGGATGCTAACGGTGAGCGTGAAACAGACTTTATCAACTGTGTTATCTGGCGTCAGCAAGCTGAGAATTTGGCTAACTGGGCTAAAAAAGGCGCTTTGATTGGTATTACTGGGCGCATTCAGACTCGTAGCTATGAAAATCAGCAAGGTCAACGAGTGTATGTCACTGAGGTAGTCGCTGAGAACTTCCAAATGTTGGAGAGCCGTGCAGCGCGTGAAGGTAGTAATGCTAATCAAGGCAATACATCGGGAGCGTTTGGCAATGACAACGGCTATGCAGGGCCTTACGGGCAACAAGCACCACAACAGCAAGGGCCAAACTTTGCAAGAGATAACAGCCCATACGGGAACAGTAACCCAATGGATATCACTAGTGATGATTCGCTTCCTTTCTGATGCAAAGGAGTGTCACAAATGGAATTTAAACCGATAAAAGGATATGAAGGCATCTATGAAGCGTGTTCAGATGGGACAATTTGGTCATGTGAGGGAAAAACAACTTACAGTAATTGGCACGGAAGAATTAGAAAGCGTGTATGGAAGCGCAGAAAACTCAAATTACAAACACAAAAGCGGCAAAGAGGTGGCAAGAGAGATAAAAAGGTTAAATTGTGGAAAGACGGCGAAATGAAAACGCACCTAGTAAGCAGGTTAGTTGCTACTGCGTTTATTCCGAACCCGGAAAACAAAGAAGAGGTTAATCACAAAAACGGTAATCCATTAGATAACTCCGTAGAAAATCTTGAATGGGTGACAAGGTCTGAAAACATAAGGCATGCGTTCAAAAACGGTTTGCTACAAACAAGTAAGAAAGTCACCCTAGTAAGCAAGGTTGACGGTGTAACAATGAGATTCGACAGTTTGAGAGCGGCTAGTGTATTTCTTGGGAGAAACAAAGGCTATTTGAGCAATGTTATTAAAAACGGAAGAACGCTTGATAATTACGAGATTGTGGTAGGTGAAATATGAAACTAGAATTTCTATTACCAAGATCAAAAGCTAAGCCTGCTCAAAATTTAGTTATCAACAGTAATGATAGATTTCACTATCAAGCAGAGGGCCGGATGGTCAAGAAGCTGCGATTGATAGCGAGAGCAGAAGCAGGGCTTAACATTAAGCCAGTATATAGCCCAGATAAGCCTTGTAAAGTGCTTGTCACGGTCTATGCACCAACCAGAAGAAGATTAGACCCACCTAACCTGTATCCAACTGTTAAAGCTATTATAGACGGCTTGACGGACGCCAACTTGTGGCCAGACGACAATCACGAAGTTATCAAAATGATGTCATTTCAGTATGGCGGGCTAAGTGGTGAGTCTGGGAAATTTAAGATTGTGTTAGACATTGAAGGAACGTGAAATGAATAGCAGATATAAAGACAAGCTAGTCGGTGTATACGCTCCGGGCGGTTACGGCCATGTAAGTGTGTTAGGTCAAACGCAAGAATTCTCGAAGTGGTTCTGGGCTAATCACGAAGATATGGAATACATCAGCGCTAAGTTGAGTATCAATGCAAAGAAACTCAATCGTATTCTAACGCTGGAGCAGTTGCCGGACGAAGAACTATTAAGAAAGATGGTCGAGTTATGCGCTGGTTAAGGCGATTTATAGCACAGAATCCGGCTAAGGTGTTCAGAGACGAGCCGGGAACGATGATAAAAAAGGAGTTAAAAAAACTATGACAAATATTAAACTGCAAAATCCATACATGGATGAAACCATCAAGGTGAAAGAAAATCTCAAACGCATTCTGGACATGTTGGAATGGCTCGAGGTAGGCAATATACAATGTCTTCAGTTACAGCAGCTTGAACCAGAAAAAGGGTGATTACTATCAGCCCTAAGAATTTTGCAAAGATTGATTATTACGAGGCGGAGGAAGTAGATGATGAAATATAAAGTTATCGTCTATTACGACAACATGGAAGATAGTGTGCATGTCTTCCATACGAAAAATGAAGCAATCAACGAAATGCACCGATTGGGATTGAAATATCGTAATTCAAGAATGTATACAGTGGAAATGCAAGAGGTGGAATAGGTGGATTTATTAGAGTTAAAAAAAGCAGAAGAAATTAGACAACAGATCGAAGAATTGGAAAAATTTATCAACTACAAACCGTCACCTCTTGACAAAGCTTTTATTATAAAACAAGAACCAAGATTCAAGATGGCAATTAAAACGAGATTCTTTTTTGATGAAAAAACTATGGCAATAACATCGGAAATTTTATCAGACGCAATCCGTGACGCATTGAAACAAACAGTCAAAAAATTAAAGACACAATTAGTAGATTTAGGTATTGAAGTTAAGGAGGTGGATGAATGAATAAACCTAAAGTCGGGTCGTACTGGACGCACAAAAAGACAGGAAGAGATTACAGAATCATCTGTGTCGGTTTGTGGGAAGAAACGTTAGAAGAATGCGTTGTTTATGTTTCAGAAAATGACAAAAGATGTTGGATTAGACCTCTCGAAATCTTCATGGACGGAAGATTCGTAGAGCGACCTTACAATTGAGGCGGATTACAGAGGTTTGGGAGTTACTATAAATGATGAATAACCTAATTACTAAAATCAACGAGTGGGCAGATGAACGCAATTTAAAACAAGCTGACCCAAAGATTCAGTGGATGCGAATCACTGAAGAAGTCGGAGAAATTCGAGATGTACTCTTGAAACCGACTAAATTCACGGAACCGCAAGCAGCACTTAAGGACGCTATCGGTGACACGTTGGTAACAATTATCGTGCTAGCACATCAATTAGACCTTGATGTTACTGAGTGTCTAAGTATTGCTTATGAGGAAATCAAGAATAGAAAAGGGAAGATGGTAAATGGAACATTCGTCAAAGAAGAGGATTTATAACGAGCTGGCAGTCGCAACGATTCTGCTAGTGGTCTCACTAGCCATTAACGTAACTACCGTTCTACGAGTGGTTAACCGACCTATCGAGACAGTGGTTATCCACAAGGCCGATAATGCCGTTGAATTACATGGCAAGGTTACTGGAAAATCTATGGTCGGAAAACTCTATACGCTCGATTGCGGAGCGTATGGCAAGTTCCTTGTCAGCAAGGAACAGTATGATAGCGTAAATGTTGGGGATGATATTCCTAGCTATCTGAGGGGGCGAGGACAATGATTCCAAGATATAGAGCGTGGCTAAAAAAAGACAAAGAAATGATAAACGTGGATGAAATTCATTTCAACAACGGTGAGCTTGATTATATTGGAGACGCTATCACTTGGATGTGCCAAAATAACGATTTCGTTTTAATGCAGTCAACTGGACTGTTTGACAAAAATGGCAAAGAAATCTTCGAAGGGGATGTAGTCAAAATGGCTAAGAATGTCTATTCTGAGCCAACTTATTACGAAGTTGTAAGACATCGAGGCGGAGCATATCGCCTTGAATCTAAGCAATACGGATGTGAATTGTGGCTACGACATACCGACTGCGAAATTGCAGGGAATATATACGAGAATCCAGAACTGTTAGAGGTGGAGTAATGAACAAACGGCAACGAAAGAAAGCGGTAATGAAAAACATCTCAAAACTCTATGATGTGGTTTTTGAACGTGGCCATTTCAGAAAAGATATGGCTATTGTCAGCGGAATGGACCCGCTGTTCAGACGGACACTGTCGACAGTTATAGTCAAACAAGGCCGATATGAGTGGAGTACTGGAGAACTTATAGAAATCTCGTTAGAGGGATATGTCACAGATCACAAAGTGATAGAGAGGTGACACCCATGAGCGTGAAATACAAATATTCTGGGTTGACCGAGGAATTATATCAACGGCTGGTCAGTGAACATGAAGCACTCAAACAAGCACATAAAAAAGGCTCTTATAAGCAGTTTTTCCAAGATGTTAGAGGATGCAGTGAAGTACAAGCTCGCATCATATATCAAGCGTTTAATAGTGCA